CATTTGTAATTTAATGCTTAATATTAAAACTAATAACCACATAATTATTTTTCCTCCTTATCTTCATATGTTGCTATATAATTTTTCTTTATATTAAAGTTAGTTACCTCATCTGGTGTTAATTTTGCACTAATTTCAATATTAGCAACAAATTTTATATCATTTGTTATATCATCTGCTTTCTTTATGAGTTCTTGTCCTATTGCTATAATAGATTTTTTTACTTTTTCTTTACCTATTGGTACTAATGGTTCTTCCATATTTTCCACCTTCTTTCCATAATAAAAGCACCTACTTACTAGTAAGTGCTTAAAATATTGTTTTCTTTAATTTATTGTTTCTCATGCTTTCTTGTTCTTCTTTTATTAATTTTTCATATTCTTTTCGTATATCATCAGGTGTATCTTCTTTTAATTTTGTCCTGTTTCCATTTTCATCTTCTTCATCGGATAACCAATCTAACCATCTAGGATTTAGTATCATCTATATCATTCCTTTCATTACTTTAACAATTTCTTTACTAAGTACACTGGCATTATTCCTATTTTTATAATAGTCTGCAAATGCTTCTCCTATTGTCTCACTGTATTTTGTCATTGCATACTTAGAAATATTACTTCTTAATAAGTTTTGTGACATTTTATCACTAATTCCTAAATTGTTAAATGCTTTTGCTACAATTTCTTTTGTTGTTATATCATTATTCCAGTCCTTAATTATTAAATTTTTATCAGTATATCTGTTTTTAATTATTTCATATGTAACACAATGTCCTAATTCGTGATTTCCTAAATCCTCATATGTTGTATTTTTAGGATGAAAACCATTCCTTACATCTTTTTGATATTGTTTTCTTACTGTGTTTATATCTCCATAAAATTTCTTGTTAATCTCCATAATATATTTATTATCTTCTATATCTGGTGTAATATTTAATCCTCCATTTGGATGTTCTATTACACTGATTTCTTTAAGCTTTTTTCTTATCTGTGGAAATTCTTTATAAACTTTATTCATATTATTTAATGTATCAAGCAATGCTTTTTTGTCTAATCCTTTTAATTTGGCTTTTTGAACATTATATTTATTCTTTACTGTCTTTTCTAGAGCACTGTCAAAAATACCATATTTCTTTTCTAATTCATAATATTGCAAATACATAATATAACTTCTGCAATAATGAAAGTGATGTTGTATTGGTGGAAGATTTAAACCTAATACTAATCCATTACATCTAATTCTTTGTATTGTTAACTCTTTTTGTGTTTCACCATAATATCTATCAAATACATTTTCTTTGTTGATATAAAATTCTTGATTATTTAAACTATCACACATCAATGTTGTTTTATCATCTTCTACTGCTATAAATCTAACTTTTGAATTATCTTCTGCTACTTCTTTTATTCCTTCCACTTTCGCGAGATTGTTTAATCCAATCATTTGTAAATCAACTGCACCTGATATTTTGTCATTATTTATATTAAGTTTTTGATTATTTTGCCTATTTATTATTATCTGAAATTCACTAGAATCGATTTCTAGATCTTTTTGTTGTTGTATATTTAAAATTACTTGTTTGTATATTTGCTGTGCATTATATTGTATTGTTGCTTCAATATATTGTTTCCAAGTTAGTCCGACTATAGTTTGGTTGGTCTAATAACACAAGAAATAAAGCCATCTCTAATATTGATGGCTTTCTCTTTTGCTCGACTTCTTTTATTCCTTTTTGATAATAATAATTTGCGTCTTCATACATTATTAGATTTTCATATTCATCTAATTTGTTTTGTTCTTCTATATATGCACTATAAATTAATAATTCTAGTATTTCACTATTTTTTACTCTTGTTCTTCTATAAATATTATTTGCTAATACTCCAAAATAACCTACTAATAATTTTTGTTCTTTCCATTGTTCTATATATGCATTTATCCTTTTTTTAGTCTTATTGTCTGCTATGTCATATATATTTTCTGATGTAAAGTTAAATGTATCGAATAGTTCTTGTAATCTATTTTGAGTTTGTTTGTTTGTCTTTTGATATATCATTTTCAGTTTTTGCATCTGTTGGTCGTGGTACTTCCACATTTCCATTTGCATCACCTACTTTTCCGTTATTATCTTGCCCCAATTTAGTCATATTCTCTAGATTTTTTTGCATATTTTCTTCATTTTGTTTATCTATCTTTTCTAACTCCGAATTACTATCTAAGTCATCAGGTAACATATCAATAATCGATGCATCACTTAACAATCCTCTTAGTTTTAATGCTCTTGTTGTCTCTGTATCTTTATCAGTTGGTAGATTTCTTTGTAAATCTATTTTTATGCTTCTAAAATCATAAGACTTATGTTTTCTTTTATTTATTCTATCTATGATTGTTTCCCATCTTCTTAATATTGCTTGCTTAAAGTGTTTATCTGCATCAGTTATCATTTGTTCTAATGCAAAGAACTTTCTGTCTAATGCACTTGCATTGTCTGCATTTGTAAATCCTAAATCTGTTATATTCGGTACTCCGCTTATCATTGCTATTAAATCTATTAATGTCTTCTTATGATTTTCTAGTGCTGTATCTTGTACTGATTTTTCTACCCACGCTATGTCTCCTGTATTATCTGGAGTATAAAATACTTGCATTTTTAATAGTGCTTTGTCCTCTTCTTCTCTTGCTTTATTAACTACTTGTTTAGGTTGTCCATTTTCATCTACCTCTGGATTTCCTTCTGCATCTAATTTTGTTGTCATTAGTTCATTTTGTGGTGTAAAACCTGTTATTTTTAATTTTGCATCATCATTATATTGAAATGTATTTCTACTATTTTGTACTACTCTTTCATAAGCACAAATTAAAGAGACTACCAATTCAAAGCTTGATAATCCCATTTCATTTTCTATTGCTATGCAAGGAAGCATATTCCATTTACTTTTTTCAAATTTTTGTTTATCTTCTTGTAATTTTGCATAATTATTTGGTGTTGGCGAATAGTATCTTTTGCCATTTATTGTTGTTAATTCTACTATTGTTATGTCTGCACCATTTTTATCTCTTTCAGTCCATTTTCTTAATTGTCCTATTTGTTTTACTGGTGTTGAATAATCAAATATTCCTATTGTATTTAATGCACTTTGTTTAGTATATACTATTTCATTATCTTCATTCTCGTATAATACTTCATAGCATCCTCTCATTCCAAAATAATCAAATGCTAAATCAAAATATTCTGTTCCATCATCATTGTATTTACTTATATAATCTATAAGAACTTTTAACTCTTCGTCTTTATTTGCATCTATATTGAATACTTTGTTAAGCAGTTTCTTTATTATATTTAATTTCGTTGGGTCTGATATTTTTTCAACATCATATACTGGTGCTTTTCCTGCAAAATATCCTGTTACCATTGAATTTATATAATTTTCAAATGCTACTTTTATTTTTTCATCATTTATACTTACTAGTTCAGAATTATCTGTCTTTCTTCTTATTCTTTCATATAATTGTTTTCTTGCATCCCATTCTTTATCTGCTAACATTAATATTTGTGTTACGCTATTTTCATTTTCTAATGTTTCTGGATTCCATTGTATCATTGTTTTCCTCCTATATTGGTTTTATATAACCAAATTGTAATTTCTTAAAATTATATTCTTTTTCTCTACTATATCTCGTCATATCAATACTATGATTATTAGCATCTGGATATTTGCTTTTAAAATTGCCATATTTATCTTTTTCGTATTCATATGTACTAAATTCTCTTGCGGTATTAGGGCATCTCTCAGGGTCTATTATTATTTCAACTAAATTTTGTAACCATCTAACACCAAAATCAATGCTGTCAGGTCCTTTCTTAGCTCCTACTATTCGCAGTCCACTATAACTATTCATTTCATCAATACTTTTTGGTTCTGCACTATCCGCCGTAATTTCACTTCTTCCAATTTTTACTTTTATTATTTCATCATGTAATTTTTTATTTGATATACCTACTTTGTAAATCTCATTAAATATATATAGTTTTCTTCTTGTTTTATCTAAATGATTTTGGCCATAACAAGCCGGGTCTACCGCATATCCAAAATCTATACCATCTGCTATATTATCAAAGCGAGATATTTCTTCATCTGTTATTTTTCTTAATGTTATATTTGTAAATACCGCTCCTCCAGTTCCAGTTGGTTCTCCTAAATACTCATTTCTATATGCTAATTCATTTGTCTTTCTTAGTTCCTCTGCTTCTATTAAGAACTGTTCTCCTAGCCATTCAACTGGCACATCTAAATATGTAGAACTATGTACAAGTCTATCTGGTCTTACAACTATTACTTCTGCATTTACCCAACTTGCTAACATTTTAGGTGGATTGTAAGAATAAAAAACTTCGTAGCCATTTCCGACCACGAAGTAATGATTGTATTATACTTCTTATTTCTTCCATACCAAAGAACTCATCTAGTTCTTCAAACCAAAGATATTTGCAAAAACCTTTTTTAAATTTTGTTGATTTAATTTTTCTGTAATCATCTTTATTGTTACAACTTCTAAATAGTATTTGTTGTCCTGTTGGCTTATATGTCAGTCTTAGGGGGCTTACTTTTGCCTCCCAATATTCTGATACTCCTAATTGCTCTATTCCCCATAAAATTTGAGTATATACACTATCTGCTAATGTATCCCCAACTTTTCTCATTGCTACTGCATTTGAATATATTCCATTTTGTGCATCTATCATCATCATCAAAGGAATAACTATACCTATAAAACTTGATTTTGTACTTCCCCTTCCTCCGTTTTAACCAGTAATGAGTATGCTTATTTTCTAAACAATCATCAAGTAAATCCCAAAAGTGTTTTGCTATTATATTATACGGATTAATCATCTTTTGGTCTTTCTATATTTATTACTGGTGGATTTATGTTTTGTATTTGTTCTATTGGTTTTTCCCCTATTGTATCTCTTAACAATTCAAATGCTTTTGTGTTACCCTTTATTGCTTCTTTCCATAATGCAAATACTGCACAACTTTTATTACTTACCTCTTTGTCTGCAAATCCAAAATCTATCATCTGTTGCTTTAATCTTTCATCTGATACTTGTCCATCTAAAAACTTATTTATTATTTCTTTAAATGTTTTATTTTGTTGTCTTTTCTTTGCACTTGCTTTTCCTGCTTTACTTGCATTTTTTCGGCGTTGTTCCGGCGTTAAATCTTCATTCTTTATCAAATTTTGTATATTCGTCATTAATTATCACCTACTTACTTTTCCATTTTTCCCAACCTTTATCTGTTCTTTTTATGATATCTCCTACTTTTATTCTATTACCTTCTCTATCAAATCCATCATATTTTGCTTTTATTGCATTTCTTCCATACTTTTTATAAAATTTTTCTTGTTCTTTTAGTCTTTTTTCTTTTTGTATTTTTTCTTTCTTTTGTTGTTTTATTGTACTTTTTATTTTTTCTTGTAATGCTTGATATGTTTTTCTTATCTCTTCTGTTTTTAACATACTAAAGTTTTTATTTAATTGTCCTCTAAAAATGCTTCTCGATGTCTCTCTTGCATTTACTTTTAATATATCTTTGTAATAATAATTTTCTAGTTTATAGTATTCTGAAAACGCTTCTTTAGGATTCATTTTACTAAATCTTCTTATTGAGTTTGTACTGCCTGAATTTGCTCCTCGTCCTCCCATTTTTAATCATCCTTTCTGTTACTTCATTTTCATAGTAGATTACTTCTATACCTCCATAATCATAATCTAATTTGCCACCATATATTAAAATAGTAGATGGCTTAATTCTTTTTATAAGCTCATCTACTCCTTGTTTCCATATATTTAATGCCTCTTTGTTTCTTTTAACTCCTATTGTTGATATACTTACTATGCTTCCTTTTGGTATTCCCTCAAAACAAAATTGAAATGTCTCTAGCTTTGCCCAACTTAATGTAGGAATTACTTTTATTCCTTGGCTTTGATAGTATTGCCCAATTAATCGGCTTCTGTATATATTCCATATCTTCATCGGCATTGGCATATCCATATATAAGCTAAAGTCAGGGCTTAATATACATTCATATTGCTTTAATATGTCAACATAGTCCTCTGGCTTGTTCCATAATCTTTCAAATTGATAGTCATCTAAATAGAAATGTATTCCTACATTCTTTTCTTTGCTAGTTTTTGCATAATTAAAACCAATTAATTTACTTGGTATAAAATTATCATTCTTTATAATAGGCATTTGCCAAAAATCTGACACATTTTCATTATCCATTATTCCTAGATTGTATGTGTCGTTTGTTCTGTGTCTTTCGTTTTTTTTAAAAATATCGTCAAAATCTATTTTGAAATCAAAATCAGACATGTCTATATTATCTATGTTAAATAATTCTTCATTTAGTAATTTGGTATCAAATCCTGTATCCATATTTAATTTATTATGAACCAATATATATGCTTTTTTCTGTTCTTCTGATAAATTATTTAATCTTATACATTCTACATTTTCATATCCTAATTGTTTTAATGCTTCGTATCTGCCATGTCCTTCTATTATCATATTATTTTCATCTATTGCTATTGGGTCATTGAATCCAAACTCTTGAATAGATTTCTTTATTTTGTCTATTTGTTTTTGTGGGTGCTTTTTTGCATTGTTTTGATATTGTACTAAATCATTTATGTTTATAGTTTCTATATTTAACTTGTTTATGTTTTTATTTATGTTCATTATTTAATTAAGCACCTCTCTTTTATTTTATAAGAACAAAATACTTTGCCTTCTCGTAAGTTTATAATCTCTAAAAAAGAGCAATTTTTACATTGCTCTGGTAAATCTTTCTTTAATTTTCTCATATTCTCTAAGTCTTCATATTTTTGTTCTTCTTCATTCATATTTATCACTTCTTTACATTCATCAAATACACAGTTTTTACATCTTTTGTTTGCATTTGAGCATATCTTATTGTTTATTAAACATTGTATCATACTCTATTCCTCGCGTTCTCTCACATGTTGCTTCATTATTTGTATTAATATGTATTCCGTCGCAATCTTCTTTTAAACAATCTTTACACTTCTCTTTTACATGTTCTTGTATTTTTTCTTGTATACTCATAACAACACCTCTTTCGTTATATTATAGACACTACTCAATACATATAAATCTCATTATATTCTTTACAGTTAGAATAGTTAGCTAGCTCCTATTTCTATACTTAAAGTTTCCTTACTATCAACGTTCATAGATATTTCTTATATATACTGAATACTATTTATAAGAACTAAAGAAGCATATACTTTTATATACACTTCTTCATAAACTCCTTCTACTGCTTTGGTAGATGAGTAATTTATATTAATTTATCTAGTATAATTAATAACTATAATAAAAGAGCTAGCTATATTTATATAACTAACTCTTTGGGGAAATATGTACTTTTTAACTTGTACTAATTATACCACATATTTTTAGAAAATTACGCCAATTTCACGCCAACTTTTTTAATTCTTTTTCTACAGTATATATTAAATTACTTTTCTTTCTTACGAAACTTCTTTCTGATAAACTTAAATTATCTATTGTTTGCCATCTAGTTTTTCTTTTTACGTAATAATTATCAAATATTAATCTTGAATCTACATCTACTAATTCTAAAGCTTGTCTTACTGCTTTGTATTCCTTTAACGCTTTTTGTAATTCTTCATCTTCTTGTAACTTTATGTATTGATTGTACACACTGTCTGAAATATTATACGGTGTTTTTGGCATTCCATCATTGTTAGGTACTCCTATTGTCATTATGTCTGCTCGTATATTTATAATGTTTATGCAATTATAATTATATCTTTTTAAACATCCTTCTGCTTCTCTGTACTCTTCTTTGCTTAATCTCATTTGTACCTCCTATTTTTTATTTTTTCTCTTATTAATTCGTCTTTAAAATTATCTAATATGTCGTATACTTTATTTACTTTAACTTGACTTTCTTTTCTTTTTGATACATCTACTAAATCAACACTTTCTAATTCTGTCATTGCTTTTTGTATTGTGTTGTATACATGTTCTAATTTCATTTGTATCACCTTCTTTTTTATTTATTCATGATGAGCTTGTAATTGTCCATTTTTCATTCTTACATATTTATTTACATTGTTGTTTTGTGCTATTACAAAGCCTTCTACATTTCTATTTACCTTGGTTTTATAAATTTCATAATTATAGTCTAATGTTTCTATTTCTGGAAAGTTATCTCTTTCTTCTACTACTGGAACGATTCCTATGTATTCAGGAAATTCTTGATTTACAAATGGATATTTGAATAATTCGTGTTCATAATATAAGTTTCTTATTTCTCCTTTAACATAATTTGCTTTTGCAAACATATAAACTTTTTTATCTAAATCTGGATACTTTATTTTTCCCATTCCTATCCATTCTCCAAAAAATCCGCTACCTTCAATTAATTTATCTTTTAAATCTTCTCCATATTCGTCTAACCAACCTTTTAATCCTCTGTATAACATTTGTTTATTTTCTTCTAATTCATTCATTAAAAATATATTATTCCTTTGTGCTATTATTAAATCTCCATTTACTTTAAAAAAACCTATATTACTACCATCTAATTTTTCTGTTATTACCACTCTATTTTTATATTGAACCCTTTTTGTTTTAGGGTATAATGTTTTCTTTATCATATTTTTACCTTCTTTCTTTTGCTTTATTTTCAAAATAATGCTATCATTTGATAATTATTATTCCTATCTTGTTTTAACTCTTCATTCTCTTTTAATACTCTTTTATAATCTGATAAAATATATTCTAACATTCTTGCTAATTCTACAATTTCTTTATTGTAATATCCGTGCCAACCATTTTCTTCTTTATACTCTTTATCTGTTTTTATAGAATTTATAAAATGTTCCGCATTTTTTATATTTTCTTCTATACTATTTTTCATTTTTCATTCTTCCTCCATTTCTAATGTGTTTAGTAACATTTGTTTTAAATCATTTAAAACTGGTTTAATATTTTTATGTAACTCATCATTATAATGCTTAAATTCTTCACTTTCTATCATATTTGAAAAGCTTGTACCAATATTTAAGATTGGCTCTTTCTCATCATTTATTGTAATATAACATTCTATTTTTAATATATTAACTCTATCTTCTCTACTATTTTCTTTCACTTAAAACACCTCCAAACTCTTTTTCAAGTTTTCGTTTTTCCGTATAATGTACTTTAGTTCTTGTTATTTGATGAATTATGTCGCATATAGTTCCTTTGCTATATGGAAAGGACCATCTATTCTGTCCAAAGTATTCCATTCCTCTTGCAGACTTTTCTTCTAATTTGTCTATTTGTTCTTTATCTAGCTTACAATAAATTATATATTCTAATTCTCTATACATTTTTTCTACAACAGATTCGTATTCATCTAACCAATTCCAATTTAT